CTTTCAGCCCGTTGATAATGCTATCAAAACGGATCTTGTCTTTATCTCTGGCAAATTTCTTGTCTATCTTGTTGAAAAAAATCTCAACCTCGATCAAGCCCTGCTTTATCGACTCGAATGCAAATTTGGCGTAGTCGGTAAACTGCTTTAAATTATCAAACGTGAGGAGAATAGCTGCGCCCATTACAGTGAAGGCCACCGTTACTGGATTGGCAAGTGCCGCAGCTTGCGCTGTCGTAAATAGGGCTATAAGGGACGCTCGTATCGAAGATATTCCGGCCACTACCAGGGGAATCGAGACGGTGGCGAGAAGAGTGAACTTCTCCGTGAGCGCCGTGACGGCCCTGGCAAAGTTTCCAGACGCATCAAGCTCTTTGTTTAGATTTAATATGGCCGCTTTCATGTTGTTAAAAGCGACTGTGGTAGTCTGCTCGAAGGTCTGCCCCAATTGAGCAGCCTGGGCGCTAGTCTCTTTCATGCTGTCGAGAAGGATTAGCATTACTTTGGAGGCAGTCAATTGGCCAGCCTCCGCCATTTTATAAAGCTCCCCGCGAGTTACCTTTAACTTCTTTGAGAGCAATTCCCCGACCACTACGTTACCTTCGAGTACCGATCTCAATTCCTGCCCTCGCAATTGCCCGGATGCAAAACCCTGGGCGAGCTGGATAGATGTGGCCGTGGCCTCTGTAATAGTAGAGCCAGCAATGCGGAAAGTATTCTGTAGGGTCTCTGTGATGTTCAAAAGAGTTGAAGTGCTGATCCCCGTCTCTTTCGTAGAGGCACTAAGCCTTGAATAAACTGTGGCGAGGCCATCAATAGAGGTCTTAGTCCTATTGGCCCTCTCAAGTAGCTGGTCCATTATCTCAGAGGCATTCCCTGTGCCTCCACTCAGTACCGCTATCCGATCATTGAGCAATTGCATAGAGTCTGACATCGAAACTATGTCCCCGATACGAAGGGCCGCGAAGTATCCGGCGAAAGTAGAAGAGAGAAAATTAACAGAAGTGGATAGCGACTTTACGTTTTTACTCATGCCGCCGAGCTTGTCAGAAAATTCCTTTAAAGCCTGATTCCCCTGAGTATCAAACTTTACGGTGATTTGTCGGACCTGGGTTGTTTGAGACATTCGGCTTCCCCTTCTTTGCCTCTAACGCCAACATGGCGTTATCCATCTTCCTAATGATCCAGTGAAACTCAATAAAGTTTTCCACTTCAAAAGCTCTCGCGTACTCAACTACCGCCGTAAACGGTATCGGGCCAAGTGCCATTCCACTTACTCTACAGCTTGAAAGCTCCGAGAAGCATTCAATGTAATAGCTAAGTGGCCCAATGTCCGGCTCTAAGTCTTCGTCCTCTAGGAAGCCTTTCTGGAGAAGACGGGAGTAATATCCCGTCTTCACATGCTTCCCCCATTTGTCGAGCCACTCCAAATAGCGGACTAGCAGTTTCCCACAATCTCTTTATCTGCGGGGTCTTCCACTTTGTAATTGCGGAAGTCCTCGGCGTAGCGCATGAGTGTCTTGTAAAGCTCTGGAAGACTTACAAAAAGTTTTATCGCCGACTCTTTGTCGAAGGAGACTTCCTTTCCGTCAATCTCCACGCCCTTCCAATCGACGACGCACGCATGGACAAATACCTTCACAGAAATCTCTCGCTCTTTCTCAGCATCGAGAGTGCCGTGGTCAATCTGATAGGCGTATGGCTTAAAGAATTTGGCCATGGCCGCTTTGATTGTTGGGTTGGCCGCCGAGAATGGGCGAATAAGGAATCCAGTCTTAGAATCAATATTGAGCCATACCCCGGTCTCTTCCACTGCTTTGTCAGTCTTAAAAACAGAATCTAGATTCGACTTCACTTTCATCTCCCTCATCCCGCACGGCCTTCTGCCTGCGGGATGTATTAAAATACAACTTAGCTACGGTAAATGGTCATGGCAGACTCGCCTGCGTCGCCGACCTTCGCACGGCCCTGCATCTCAAGCGTGATGTCCTGATTCTGTCCGCCGGATGCCGGGTCCTCAAAGGATACCTGCACCGCTGGGAAGAAAAACCCATACCAGCCGCCTGCATTCTTCACCATGAACCCGAGCGAGAATGATTCCTGAGTGAGCTTCTTAGCCAGCATCGCCCATGCTGCGTCTTTCAGGTACGCGCTGATAGACATTTCAATCTGCGCTGTGCCTGGAGAGTAATCCTTAGGGGCGATGTCTCCGATTACGTTCTGTGCGCTCATGTTGTTATTCATCGACATGTTCACCGACTGGATGTCGATACCGGCATCATCGAGATCGCCAAGGGCGCTTGATCCGAGGAATGGCATGTCGATAGATCCATTCATGGTGTTGGTCGTAGCCGGGGCGTCAATCGTCCGACTGAATGTGATGAAGTCTCCTGCGGCGTCAACCGTTTGATGGTCATTACCCGAGAAGCCAAATGACCCGCCGATCAATTCGCCAAAGGCTACGTTCAATTCCATCGTGTTCGCCATCATGCCGCGATAGACGATTGCCTTTGTAGTGAGATCCAAGAAAGCCTTCTCCATCGAGAAAGATTTCTTAGTGGTGCCGATAGAGATTTTATCTGCACGCTTGTAGGTAGTAGTCGTGCCGCCGCCTGTAATCATTCCGGTCGGGCCGACGTAGCGCATGACCGTGGCGCTGACAAATTCCGCCACCATTACCTGCACGTTATTCTCGGCATCATCGAATCCACCAAGGGTTACGATGTCGCCGATGACAAGTGCCGATGACCAGTCGCCCGAGGCGCGGGTGATCTCTTTTGTCGTCGCGTTGATTGTGAGGTCAACGGTGACAAGCGCCTGTGTTCCCCATGTGCTGAGCATGGCCGACTCGATGAATTCATCAAGTGCCGCCTCGCGTGCAAGCTCAAAGCCAAGAGACCCGCCAACTGTCATGCCGGTAACAATCTGTCCCGAGCTTTGGCGATCAGTGCGGATCTGCTGAGACTCTACAGTCTCGGGCGTGCCGGACAGACCTTCCGAAATGAATCGGGCTGTTTTAAAGTTTCCTGCTCCTGGAGTAACGCCGTAAACGGACTCCGCGATAAATGCAATTCTGACGAGATTCGACGATGACATTTGTTACTCCTTTTTAAATATCCAAATCCCTTTGATAACTCATAGATATCGACCCGCTCATATACCCGCCATCGAATTGAAGCGTGGACCCGGCCCCGAAATTAACCGGGGTAACGGACTCGATAAGGATGTCCCCAATTCTCTTCCCGCGAAACAGATTTCTAACCGCCTCGCCTCTTTGCAATAGGGCGTCACCCGCTCCGAGCTTGGCAATATCCACGATGTGAATGAATACCGCCCCGGACTCTCTGTATTTTCCTGCGTCATTGGTGGCGGGGATTGTTATTGGGACCTCATCGTCGCCTACAAACTCAATTCCCATCCACGGATCATTGCCAGTGATTCCAGCATCCTCGACAAGCTCCTTGATCTCAGCAAATTGCGCAGTGAGATCAATGAGCGTCTCGGCTGGAAGATTGGCAGTGATGTGCGTCTTGATTTGATCTCTTACGTACACTGAGGACATTAGAAAGTGCCTCCCTCTTGAAAGCGAATAGAGATACTCGGGTAGAGATATGTCCTAGGCCCTTTCGGAGCCTTTGTTGATCTGCCCTTTCTCGCAGGAGCCCCGCGAGATGTTTTGAAAGTAGCAGAGAGGCCAAGCTCGCTCCCTGGGACAAACTTAAATTTCACTCTGACATTCTTCCCAAAGTAACGAGTAGCCAATCGACTGACTAGGTAGTAGGTGCCATTTGGGGCAAGCACTCTCCCGTTAAATCCCGACCGACCTTTTGGATCAGAGCTTTTCTTTGTGCGATATTTTTTCTTCTGTGCCGTGATTCCATATCGCTCAAGTTTTCTTGCATACGGCTGGATGTTTAGAAATCTCAAAACGTCATTCGGCTGAGGAATTGGATTTGTCGCAAGCCACGCCTCTAAGCTAGGCATGTCGTTAGCCACTTGCTTCCCATTCAAGAAAACATAATTACTTTTCTTGTACTGCCCGGTCTTTACGGGAGACCTAAACTCAATGGCCTCATAAATAGTGCGAACAATTTTTGAGATGTCAACACGGGCAAAGAATTCAATTTTACCTAGTGGATTTACGTTGATGATTGGCTTCCCCACTCGTCCATCGACGGCCACCACTGGTTTTGGGTCAAAGCCTCGTCCCTGTTCATCTCTCAGCGCCTCGTCGGCAATTAAAATCAAACTCTCTTTTGTGAATGCCAAAAGGTCGGCAAGCGTAAGCTCTCCATTGAGATCAGAATTGATGTCCCATCGAGGGGCGCGTCTGCCCTTCTCCGTAACTTCAATCCCGACTGAAAATTTAACCGCTGGAGTAGCCATTAGCTTGTGCGAACCCTCCATCCAATTATTTCTCCTCCCAAGGCGTACATCTCAATGATCTCGGAAATGGCGAAGGTGCCAAGCTCCGAGTCAGTCAATCTGTCACCGCGCTTTAGAAGGGTGAACGGGTCTTGCATTTGCTTTTTTGAGATAACAAACTCTCGTCCCTCAATGACCGTCTCAGAAGGACCGGCCAAGTTTCGAGAGTAATTTGATGGAGACGCATAAATCTCAATCGAGTCATCCCCGCGAGTGAGAATCATCGACCTTTGGTGCAGAGCTAAAAGCCCGTTAAAAGCATCACTCAGCGACATAGGTAAGTCTCGTAGAGCCGACGACGGCTTGATCTGATCTATAATGATCCAGAAGGTTTAAATAATTTCCGAGAAGGCTTCCAAATGGAGTCTTACGCTCGCTATTAGTTAGGGTATAATCGAAGTCAATAGAGATGGTTCCAGGGATGGAGACCCGCTGAACATCACTTCCAAAATTGAGATCAATCCCGCTCTTTTTCTTCGAGTACCTTTCGCCAACTACTGAGTAGACTACTGACTTCACAACACTCGGGATATCCGCCTGCGCGTAGCCAGCGTTGTATTCAACAATGATCTCATCGCCAAAAAAGAATCCTTCCTTCTTTGTCAGAATCCCGGTCTGGGGATGGAGTCTGTAACCAGTGATGGCCTCGCCATCTTCCTCAATACTTGTAATGGAGTTGACCGGGAATACGGCTAAGAAAAGTCTTGAGTCCCCGCGCTTGTAGTCTTCGCAGTAGTAAGTCTGTGTGTAGGTGACGGCATTGAATTTTCTCTGGCAGTACGCCTCAATGGCATCAGATACGAGCTGCCCCTGAGAGGTTAGAAATGCGTCGTCCGCCGAGCCCGACACTCCTAAATAGGATTTAATTTCTGCAAGGGTGGCAATCATGCGATCTCCCATCGCTCTCCGCGAGAGTATATGAGCCGATTCTGGTCAAGCGGCTGGCCAATCTTCAAGAGAATATTTCCGGGAGTGTTTGGCTTCATCGAATACGGCACAAGTCCTCCCGCTACGGTGTCACTCAAATAGTATTCGTCTTCCACATCAAGGCCGAAGAAATTGCCAAGTGTGGCCCCGGCTCCGACGCGGACTGTGCAGAGTACCGGGGAGGCCTTTGCCTCGACGATGCCGAAGATGTTTGAATCCGCCATCGAGGTAGCAATCCCATTCTCCACCAAAGTAGCAGCGTAGGTCATGTAACTCATCACGAGAAGGCCAGACATGCTAAGCCATTCGTCCATGGTGGCCTCTGTCGGGGCCCCCTTCCTCAAGACCACTGCGGCGCCGACATACACCGACGCATCGCAGTCTAAATCGTAGAGAAAGTCGGAATCTCCGGCTCCCGCTGGGCCGGTAGGACCCGGATCACCCTGGGGACCTTGTGGGCCTGGATCTCCCTGAGGCCCCTGGGCACCGTCGGCGCCCGCTGGGCCGGTAGGACCCGGATCGCCCTGGGGACCTTGTGGGCCTGGATCTCCCTGCGGCCCCTGGGCACCGTCGGCGCCCGCTGGGCCGGTAGGACCCGGATCACCCTGCGGGCCTTGCGGACCTGGATCACCCTGAGGCCCTGGAGTGCCTGCTCCGCCTCCTGCCATTCCCCCTGCGGCGTAGAAAAAGTTTTGTGCTGCCGGTAGCGTGATGTGGCCGGATTCTACCGATGAGCCATCGGAGAAGTGAAAGACCAAGGTGAGTAGCTCTTTGGTCTGTCGCACCTCGATGTCAGTTATCCACGGGGCATCTTTGCCGTCGCGCCCATTGGAGCCGTCGGCGCCTGCGCTTCCTACCTTGCCTTCCGGCCCACGAGCCCCGACTGGGCCGGGAAGGCCCCTCGCGCCTTGCGGGCCGCGAGGGCCGACATCTCCCTTCTCTCCGGGAGACCCCTGTCTTCCCCTTTGGCCGCGAGGGCCTCTGATCGAAGACCTATCCTCCTCGGTGAGATCGGAAAACTTCAATTTTAATTCGGATTTTTCATCGTCTGTCAGGTTCTTAAATTTAAGAACCAGAGAGGCGCGCTCCTCGTCGGTGAAGTCAGAAAACTTTGGCTTTAGCGACTCGAAGAAAGAGCGATGCTCGTCAAAGACGAACCCTCGGCCCGGGCTTCCCCGCTGTCCGCGAGGGCCTCTTAGTCTGGACACCTCGTCATCGGACAAGTCGGAGAATTTTAGTTTAAGGCTCTCTCGCATCGAGGCGATCTCTGATCGCACAATGCCGTCGATTGCCTCTCGGTATTTCTCAAATGAGAATCCCTCGCCATCTTTTCCATCGCGTCCGCGAGGGCCGCGAAGGGCTCCGATCTGTTCTTCTGTGAGGTCTTCAAACTTTAGAGAAAAGTCCTTCACCCACGAGCGTATCTTTTCCTCGTGCTCGCTCCAGACGAAATCCTTACCGTCTCTTCCCTCTGGACCTATAGGGCCGCGAGGGCCGCGTCTCGAATGCGACATCTCTGGAAGCTCGGCGAGCTTCTCAGAGATGAGCTTTGAGACTATGGCCAGAAGGATTTCATTTCTCATCAAATCACTTCGTTAGGAAATCAATTGCAGCTTTTGTAAGGGCCGGGTCCTCTGTAGGCGTAACATCCTTTGGCTCGGCGGGGGCCGGAGTAGACTTCCCGGCCACTTGCGCATCGACAATCTCATCAATCCTGTCAGCAGGAGAGAAGTTATTTGTAGCGATGTAGTACCTGTCGCCATCTTTGTACGGCGCAAGTCCCTCTCGCGCCCGGATCTGATTTGGCGTGATGGCGCCTGATTGCATCATCTTCGAGAAATAATTCGAGCGCGTGGTCATGTCTCCACGGAATACGGCATAGAGATCAAGCTCCGTAAACCTTCCTCCGAATCGGCCATTGAGAAGTTTTACGTCGGCCTCCATCTCTAGGTTATTGGCCCACGCATCGAGAGTGTCTGTCGCTACTTCAAGGTTGGAGTTTTCAACATTGGAGTAAGTGGCTGAGGCGGAGTCGAAAAGTTTTGTCGGCGGAAGCCCCAAGAATCGGGCTATCTCAATTACGCCAAATTTTCGAGACTCAAGAAATTGAAGAACATCGGGATCGAGATTGATCGCCTCGAAGGTCACGCCCTCCTCAAGTAGTGCAACGCCTCCGGCTTTACGTCCAGCATTTTGCTCTTTCCAGGATTCCGCAAGGCGCTTATACGCCTCGTCGGATAGTTTGCCTGCGATCTTGAGCACCCCAGAGGGCACGCCAGAGTTATTGAAAATCCCGGACGCCATGCGATCAGCCGACCGCGAGATGCCGAGAGACTCCGCCGCGTAGGCGAGAAGGCCCTGGCCTATGATGCCGTCTTTTGTGTGGAAGTTTTTAAGATGGAACACGTCCGACGGCTGGAGGTAAACCTCTCCCGAGCCTTCGCCATTGCGCACGCGATATACGAGCTTGCCGCTCTCTGTGCGAAGTGGCTCTACCGATGCCGTAGGCAAAGGATACATCGCCACCGGGCGGCCTGCACCATCGCGAACAATCTCTGAGTATCCGTTACCGTGAATGATCGCATTCTGGATCATCGTCAGTCTCCAGAAGAAAGCATTCATCTCTTCGCTGGCCGAAAGAGAAAGAAGGTTAGCTACCTTTCCCTCTTGAACATCATTGAATTTGTCTTTTACTTCCCATGGGAGCTTTGCAATCTGCGTTGAGATGTAAATTACCCCGCGATGGAATGCGGAGACACTCATCGACGTATTCTCATCAATCGGCGTGCCGCCTACTCCGGGAATATATCTCCGAGGAGCACTTACTTGCTTAGATGGAAATATTCGGGAAAAGAATTTTCCAAGATTCATGTCGCTCCCCTCAGAGACTTATCGTCGGCTCTTTTTCTTAAAGACTGGGGCTTCGTCGATTTCCTCATCGAGGTCCTCAACATCCGAAGTATTTGTCGGCTCGATGGGCGCTGTCACGGCTTTCCGTACTTCTGCCCCAGAAACTAGAGTCGCCCCGCGCTTTAGCCAGCGGTCAACACTCGCCTCGGGAATGTCGTGGATGCCGACTTTAAAAGTCGTCTCAGGAGAAGACCCATTCCACTGCTTTTCAAACTTCATCTTCACTGTCTTCATTTGCTACCTCTCTAAAAATAAAAGGGACAACATGTGTCCCTTTTACTAGATCCGAAGTGTTTTCGGGACCATTAAATGTCTTGCGAGTACGCTGGCAACAAGTCTGGGCCGACGAGTACCGCGAGTACCGAAGCGAGCTT